AGCGCATGATGGCCCTCCAGGAGCGCTACGAGGCCGCCCAGGCCCGCGCCGCCTTCCTGACCGCTTTCGCCGCCGCCCGCGCCGAGCTCAAGCCCGTCCTCAAGGCCAATCCGGTCGCCTTCGACAGCGTCAAGGGCGGCACCAGAACCGAATATGCTTTCGAGGATCTTGCCACCATCGCCGAACAGGTCGATCCCATCCTGGCCCAGCACGGCCTGAGCTATTGGTTTGAGCCCAAGCAGGACGGCATGATGCTCACCATCACCTGTGTGCTGGATCACGTTCAGGGGCATTCCCGCCGCGCCAGCCTGACCGGCGGGAACGATAGCAGCGGCAACAAGAATCCCATGCAGGCCCTAGGCAGTGCATGCACTTATCTGGAGCGTTACACGCTGCGCGCCGTGCTCGGCCTCGCCGCGGCCAAGGATGACGATGCCCAGAGCAGCGGCAAGGGCAATGGCGCCGCCAGGACGATCGACATGGCCCAGTATGAGGAATTGATGGCGCTCATGGAACAGGCCGGCTCCACCGAAAAGCAAGTGCTCTATGTCGCCATGGCGGAAGGCCAGGCGCTCGAGACCCTGACCCAGAAACAGTATCGCGATGCCAAGGCGGCTTTGTTGCGCAAGATCGAGAAGGCCAAAGGAGCTCCGAAATGAACGACATGCAACGCAACGAGGCGTGGTTCCAAGAGCGCCTGGGCCGGGTCACGGCCAGCCGCATCGGCGACCTGATGGCGCGGACGAAAACCGGATGGGGCGCCTCGCGGGCGAACTATATGGCGGAGCTCATCTGTGAACGCCTCACCGGCGTCCCTACAGAGGGTTTTCAGTCGGCCGCTATGCTGAGAGGCATCGACCTCGAACCGGCCGCCCTGGGCGCTTACTGCTTCGATACGGACCTGTCTGTGGATCTGGTCGGGTTCGTGCCGCATCCGGAGATCCCCGATGCCGGTTGTAGTCCCGATGGATATGTAGGCAGGGAAGGCTTGGTCGAGGTCAAGGTGCCGAATGCCGCCACCCACCTCGACACCTTGCTGAGCGGGACAGTGGATCTTCGTTATGTGCGGCAGATGGCGTTCCAGATGGCCTGCACCGGGCGCCAGTGGTGCGACTTCGTCAGCTATGATCCCCGGATGCCGGCCAGCATGCAACTGTGGGTCAAGCGCTTCGACCGCGATGACACCGCCATCAAGGTCATCGAGACGGAAGTGCGGGCCTTTCTGGCCGAGCTCGGCGAGAAGGTCGCCACCCTGCGCCAGCGCTTCGGAGGGGAAAAATGAGCATATGCACAATAGATGGATGTAATCGGGTTAGCCACCGGCGAGGATATTGCATCACGCATTATTTCCGGTGGAAACGACACGGTAATCCGCAAGAACTTCTTAGGGCTCTGAATGGTGCCCCAATGAAATGGCCGCACGAGCACAAAGATCACATCGGCGATGAATGTTTGATTTGGCCGTTTTACCGACATCCCGGTGGATATGCGCAGCTTGGCAATGGTGCCGGAAGTGCGTCACGAATTATGTGCGGATTTGCTCATGGCCCTGCACCATCGTCTCTTCATCAGACGGCACATTCCTGTGGAAAGGGGCATCTTGGCTGCGTTAATCCCCGTCATTTGCGATGGGCGACAGCAAAGGAAAATAGAGCCGATATGATTGGACATGGAAGTCTGCCTTGTGGGGAAAGACATTACATGTCTAAACTGACACAAGAGCAGGTGTCTGAGATTCGCGCTAAGAAGGATGTTTCTCTTTCCATGTTCGCTCGTAAATATGGCATTGCCCCTTCAACAATCAGTCGAATTCGCAACAGAAAAACGTGGAGTTCTGTGTGAGCTTGCCTCTGATTTATATGGGTGATGGCGAATTCCGCGCCTCTTCATCTTATCACGTCAGACGCTGCGAAGAGCAATTCGGTCTCGGTGAGCTCATCACCGTCGAAGCGCAGAACGAGCGCTCACGGGCGAGTCATGCCCATTATTTTGCGGTACTGGACGAACTTTGGCAAACACTACCGGAAAGCCTTGGCGATGATTTCCCGTCATCGGAAGCGCTTCGGAAATGGTGTCTCATCAAGGCCGGATACTCCACACAAACAAAATTGGTATTTAAAGACAACGAAGCGGCTATCGAAGCGGAAATGCTTATTGCCGACCTCGACAACTATGCCGTGTGTGAAGTGACCGACAATATCCTGGCGGTCTGGCGAGCCAAGAGCCAGTCACTGAAAGCAATGGGGAAAGAGGAATTCCAGAAATCGAAAGACGCCGTATTGACTGAGGTTCGCAAACTCCTGGATTCGCATGAAAACCGCGCGCTCTGAGTTCGACAAGAAAACCAAGGAAGCCGCCTGGGATCGCTGTGGCGGCAAATGCGAGATCTGCACCGCCGCGTTCAACGGCAGACGCCCGGATTACCATCACCTTATTCCATGCGCCTTGGGGGGCGAGAATTCGTTGCAGAATTGCCGGGTGATCTGTGTGAAGTGTCACCGCGAAATCACCGAAATGGAGGATAAACCACGCATCACCAAGGCCAAGCGCATTCAGGAGACGGCGGCCAATCTGCGCGCCCCGATCAAGCGCAAGATCCCCAGCCGTCCATTCAAGATAACACGCGTCAAACATAGAGGAAAACTATGAAAGCTACCGTAACGATCCAGGTGCCGAGTGCCCAATTGGGCGATGTCCTGGCCTTCCTGCATAAGCACAGGATCAGCGATGTCGATATCAAGTTCATCGATAACAAGCCCAGCAAGACCGACAAGAGCAATAGCAGCAACAGGTATGAAGTCTCGCAAACCGAGTTCTTCCGCCAGTTGGTCACCGAGCATCCGCAGGGCCTGACCCACGCAGAGGTCAGGGAGGCCTGGGCTCGTGCCGGCTATCCGCCGCCGAGCCTCTACAGCGCCCTCAGTCGCGCCAAGCTTCTGAAGATCGCCAGGGTGCGCGGCGACAAGATCCACCCAGCAGCCCAGGAGAAGAGCTCATGAAAGTCCATCTCTATCGGACGTATCTGTTCAAAAACAAGGATCCTATCATTGACCGCATGCGGACAATCGTCCAGGCCGAGAAGGTTTCCTATCAGGAGCTCGAGACCAAGAGCGGAGTCGCCGCATCGACTCTCTATAACTGGTTTCATGGTGCCACCAAGCGCCCGCAGCACGCCACTGCGATGGCGGTAATCCGCGCGCTTGGCTATGACATGCGCCTGATGAAGGTCGGCAAGGCGGCGATCGGCCACAATAGCCGGCGGACGCAGAAGGCCGCGGAAAACCGGCCGAATGCCTAGAAAACGAGTAAGGAAAGGATGCCAATGGTGGCATTCCCTAAAAACTGGAAAAGGACCCATGGATAAATTTCCCCGCGTCTTAGCTGCCATTGAGCAGCTGGAAAAGAGTAAAACCAAGCATCTCTGGACACTTGCTGATGCCCTCATCGCTGAGTGCGGCGGTGAGGATCAATCTGCACGACGTCGTGCAGATTACCATAATGGGTCGGGCGAAAAGCTTGCCCAGTGCGTCGCCATGCTGGTGAAACATGGCTATGAATATGAGGCCCAAACCCTTCGTAACATCCGCGATGCTGGCATCACCTTCCCCAAGGATCGGCGTTATCCCGGCATGTCGCTCTGGATACACCTGGAAGCGGGTTCGCCTGATTTCCTTGATGCGCTGGTCAAGAAGTACGGCCTTAAGGGCGGTCGCATGGCCATCGGCGTCCGTAAGATTCGCGATCTGCGGCTTCATGCCATAGAAGCCGAGCGCCGGGCTCGCGAGAAAAAGAAAGCCGCCGCCGAAGCCCGGTTCGCCAAGGCCGCCTCCGTCGAGGAAGCCCGGCAGGCTAAGGAAGAAATCCGCGACAACACCGGCCCGCCCAAAGGCCGCGATCTGAAATCCGAGCATGTCGAACATCCACTGCATGAGATGGCCAGGACCGCCGAAATCAGTCTGCATCTCAGGACGGCGACTCGAACCTTGCGCGATGACATGAAGGCCCTGCGCAAGCTTGACATCAACCCCGAGCTTGTCGAGGGCATGGTTGATGAGTGCAACCGGCTTCTCGATGTCGTGACGCAACTCAAGAGCGTCATTGAAGGTGAAGACCGTCCTGGTCTCACCGTGATGGAAGGAGGGAAACAGCATGCTTAAATTGATCAAGGGAGGCGGTCCTGAGCCGCCATCTAACTTCAAAAAGCATTATCTGCATGAGGACATATGGCGGGCTTTATACCCAAAGCCCGCCATGTCTTTTGGTGAGATTTACGACCGGGTAGTCAAGTCTCATCGTGGTCCTAGACCAACCAAGAGTCGGGTGGCAAGCGGGATAATGCACATCAGGGCAAACGCTGATGATTACGAGTGGACAATCCCGCATGTTCAGAAGGGGCGCGGCGATCTGCGCCTCTACTTTGTGGTCCTAGTCGATGGCAGCACCAGTTATGTTCAGCCGGAGTACATGGACAATCTGCTTGCTGGGCTCGTATCGACCGGATCGACCATCGGCAGTATGGCGCAACATGGGGCTGACGCTCTGGAAATTGCCGCCGGTCTGGCGATTTTCACTCGTGGCGAGAAAAAACAGCTGCGCGGGTATTCTGGCACCCTCCAAGCCGTGCATGAGATGATGCAGCAAATGCTACAGAGGCTGGAAAAATAAGAGGCTATCGCAGAGTAGTCCAGGGAGGAGGGTGGCGCCGAGCTCACGGCTTCGGCGCCATCACTTTGTCGATCGCCCCGCCGCGAAGGCCAGCACGCTGGCGAGAATGGTCCCCAGGAGCTCGTTGAACCTGCCGGCATTCGCCGCGCAGCCGGGATGCGTGCTCGGCCATATCAGACATACCGTCAGGAACTCGGCGCACATGAGCAGGAGCCAGGCGATGACTCCCGCCACCAGCCAGAATGACCATTTCTGATGATCGAACTCATGCTCTCCCATGTCATTCCCAAGCCAGTGTGAGCGCCGCCAGGAATGTGTGGTGATAACCGGCTATCTGGTCATCACAGTCGTTACCGTTAATGATCTGGCGAGCGTTGAGCGGATCGTCCTCAGTGGCGTTGAAGTACTGGCCAAGCTTCCTGCCGGTAAACCAGCCTTCTGCCATTCCCCTGAACAGTATGCGGGTAGCGATGAGGCTATCCAGTGCGAGTTCAGGGTGATCTACAAGGTCGCGGTCATCATAGAGAGACAGTATTTGCGAAGCCTTCTGATAGTTGTCTTTCCAGGTTAACTGGACGAACCCCCTACCGACATACGGGTAATACTCCTTTCCTTGCAGGTACGACTGTGAGCCGTACTCGGTGATCGGCCACATCCGCTTCGCAGTCTCATGGTACGTTGTCGCCAGCATGTAGGCGAGCCAACGGA